TTTAAGGCACCGTTGCAAGTGTAGCGAGCTTGAGTTGTGATAGTTCCCGATGCTCCAGCAATCGTGATAGTCGCATCACAGTAAGTAACGGCTGCTGAGAATGATGCCGTATCCATGTCAAATCCTGCAATGCCCATACCGTAAGTTTTGGAAGTCATAAAATCATAAATACATTTCGGTGGAGACACAGAGAATGCTTGGGCCAATGCAAGATTGGAGACATTAGGTACAATATTTCCATTCACTTCCATAGTAATATTCGGTAGAGCATTAGGGTAGGCGGTCGTATCATAGAACATCCACAAAGTAATATAGGAAATCCCCTTACCGATTGTCTGGGTTCCCCATGCTCCACCAGCAGTAGTGTAATTTGAGTGCTGATTATTTAAAAACCAATCATAGCCAGTCTGGTTGCCAGTGTGAAGCATGTATCTCAAAAAGTAACTACTACCCCATGAAGTATAGGAACTGCCTCCCCACCAGCGAGTTGATCCATCTGCCTTCATGCCATCATTAGTAGGGTTTTCACCCAAACCATCATTGGGTGTAGCAGTCGCTCCAAAGATTGCTTCTTCTTCATCGAGAAAGATACCAGCCACACCTGCAATTCCACGTTCCGCTGTGGCGTTCCCGCCACCTGCCGCCACGCATATTGCACCGGTAACAGAAATAGTATAGGTTGCGTCAGCATTAGTGCCGATCACCTTCTGTCTTATGTCTATTATTTTTAGACCAATCTTAGTGCGACCATAAACAATAGGCAGAGCAGATTCACTTGCCGTTGAGTTGACCTGAGTGCCTTGATGCTTAGCAGTAGTGCTTTGCTCCTGGAGGCTTTTGGACTGTCTCCAGGCGTCATAGGCTCCCACCCCTTGGTTAGTTATCGCAAACCAAGTGAAAGCTCTCTGAATGATTGCAGACGTTCCACCGCCTTTAAGAATGCCACCAGCTATTGCCGCTGCCTTTATCAGGAACCTAAATGCACCACCCTTGCTTGGTAAACCTGGACTCATTGCGCAGCCTGAGATCCAGGTGGAGCTTGTCCACTATTCCCAGTGGGTGGGACTCCAGCACCTTGTCTTCCCCAGAATACCGGTTTACCGCCAAGTGCTGGAATGGTATTAAACAAATAGTCATTGTTGGTGCCAAGAATATTGTGGCCGTAGGTCACAACTACACCTGTTCCGCCACCAGCTCCGCTACCACTAGCTGTGCCTCCAGCAGTTACCTCAAACGAGTTTTCGCTAGGCACCGCTGTCACTTCAAATGTTTGGTTCATGTTTGGAGCAGTAAGACCATTGAAAGCAGTAGCGGTAGCGATAGTAACCTGGCTACCAATTCCGATCCTGCAAGGTGACACTGTATCTGTGATTAAAATCGTGGCACTACTGGCTGTACTAGTAATCGGATTCGTGCCTAGTGTTCTAGTCACATGCGATCTTGCCTGCATATTTCTTAGTGATCGCCAGTTGGTAGAGCATTCTCTAGTGAACTGGTAGCGAGCCATGTCGGAGACAATAGTAGTTGAAACGCTACTGGTTCCCCTGCCGCCCATAGAGCTTGGCTGTTCGCTAACCTCCCAACTGGAGTTCATCATTCCCTTGAATACAAGTAGTGGATCCACTACTACCACGCCTGTAGATACGAGAATCTGTCCAAAGTATATTCTGCAACTTCTTCCCCTAACTTGGTTGCCCAGAACCTCAGCAATAATGGTAGTGTCCACAGCTGAAAAGGATATGCTGCAAGATTGAGCCAAAGGATCTGCTGTTTCCGGTGGGGCCTCTAGGTTTATTACCCCACCGATACCTGTCCACGTTTTGGAACTCCAGCTGACATCACTCGGTAAATTGCTATACCTAATTGTGGATCCTGATCCGAGTATTTCAACCAACCAGACATCCCCATAACCGGTCTTTGCCTCTATCGCTGTGATCATTGCGGCACTCAGAGCTGATCTTACTCCCATTACACTGCCTCTTGGAAAGTCACTTTGAGTCCGCCTATATATTCATCCGGCCCCGCTGCAGCCCCATCATAATCCAAGATCACTGCTGTGATGCTGGCCCTGAGTGTTACCACCACAGAACTTCCACCGCCTGCTGACACTGTGCTGGTAGCGTCTGCCCCACCTATGTCAGCAGTGAATGTGTTTGCGTCTGGCTTTGTTAACACTTCCATTGTCGTGTTCAATCTGTCGGCAGATATACCACCGACAGCTGCACTCCCAGAAAGCACGACAGTGTGGCCGACAGCAGTTGGGATGGAGGTATCATTCGCCACAGTAATTATTGTGGAGTCATCCACAGTGGCGATGGGATTGGCTTGCAATAGAAATTGAGCCACCCTGATTGCCGCATTATCTGCAGGTGAACTACCAGCTACAATCGGTGGAGTTATGCTAATCGCTGTCGTGTCTCCAGAAGCGTGGCTAGTTACATCAGCAGTGGCTCGGAATAGGACGTCAAGGCCATCTATAGTAAAGGCGTCTCCAGCCTTCAGAACACCCTCGCTGTTAGGCCATGCATCTGTGTTCAGTGTCGTGCCCGATTGACTAGCACCTTTAACCACTGGCTTACAATTCGCAGCCACCCCATTCATGGGCAAACCACTCCCAGGTAACAGGTAATGAGTAAGCTCTGTAGTACCACCAGTATTATAAAGATTTTGGATTGTGATCATCAACTCCTGAACATCCTCATTGCCAGCCTTGAGTACCGACCAGGTCTCCTCCCAAGCTAGTCCTTGAGCATTCTGACTCCGAGTCTGCAAGGCACCAGTCTGTCCGACCGATATTAAGCTGCCGATATTCTGAGGATAGGTGACACTTGCTGGTGGTAAAGTTCTGGGGAATGCAGCCATTATCTACCACCTCTCGTGAGTTGCCGTAGATAGCCTGTGCTTTGACCGGAGGCCTCTGTCACTACCTTAGCAATGTCCCCCTTATTCTGTTGTATAAATTCAGCGGCACTTCTGCTATCTATAGCACTGACATTGAAATTAATCTCCTGTCTGACTACCGTTCCTGCTGGTATCCCCGCAGGTATGGGGTTTAAGTTTATCCGCTCCCCTCCACCTCGCCTCTTTTGACCTTTAACTGCCTTTGCTATTTTCGTCCCTTGAGTTTGTGTGCCTGTCAGGTTCGCCACAAATTCGCTGTCTGGAAACAATCCGGTCAAGGCTTTAAAAACTAACCATTGAAGTGTCGCTTCCACTAACTGCTTCTGCATCTTACTGAAGAAACTTCCAAAAGCATTTGACATTGTAGAAAGGCTGCTGACTATATTGTTCACCATTCCACTAGCAAATTCCTGAGTCATACCCCTAAGCTTTTCATTTAACATTTCCACTGTAACGCCAACATCATTGTTGAATTTCTCAATTTCCTCTTGAGCCTTTCTGACAGCCGGAAGCGTGGAACCGTTAATGGTTTCCCCTACCTGATTTAAACTCTGTGCAAAACCTTTTCCGGCCTGACCACTTGCCATTAAGGCCTCTGTCAAGAGTGTGGTAAAGTTGCCCAATTCTTTCAGTGGACTGGCCAAAAATAGTATAGCTTCCTCTTGATTTTTTGCATAATCCTCCATGGCCTGTTTTCTCAGCTCCTTGTCCTTATCAAAGAAAGCTTTGGTGGCAACCATAAGATTGCCGAACGCCTGAATCAGATTACCAATTAATGTAATCGGAGCCATGATCGTTTTCGCCACAAACATAAAGGCACTTACCGCTACTCGCCCCCATGCCACTATCACATTGGAGTTCGCCTTTATCTTTTCTTTCATCTCGTCAAACTTGCTAGAGTTGTTAGATATGGCCGTAAGGATTTCCCTGAATACTGGCATCAGTGCCTGTGCCAGTACATCCCTCAGTTCCTTGAATTGTGCAAACAACTTTTTCGCTACGTTGGCGGCACTCCCTTGAGTCCTATCTAGGTCACCAACTGCCACGCCTGCTTTCTCTGTCATTAGTGTCAGAGTCGCTGTAGCTTTTTCCTGTGACGTCAAGGTAGCTGCCACAGTTTTTCCGCTTTGTATTAAAGCTAATTGTTGGACGTCAGTTTCCCGGATCACTATTCCAAGCCTTTTCATCTGCTCACGTTCACCGGTTAAGGCAGAATTGACAGCCATAAGAACTTCTTCTGTTGGCATATTATTGAAGGAACTCAGATCCCCAGCCAGCTTAGTAATTTCAATCGCCATACCAGCTGATTCTTTTTGGGCGAATCCCAATCCCTGTGCTATTGACCCGGTAACAGAAGTCAGGGCCTTAGCTTCGTTAGTGGTCAGCCCTGCTTTGTTAGCAAACCCATCCAGAAACTCATTCATCTGTGCAGTACCTTGAGGCCCAAATACTGTATTGAACTTACTAGCCGTCTCCTCTATACCAGCACCTAAGTCAAATATTTTCTTGCCTGCAAAAGCTACTCCGGCCAAAGCTGCCGATGCTGCTACAGCGGTACCTGCTGCCGCCTTTAAAGCTCCGCCCATCTTACCGATTTTCTTGGAAAAGCCTTTGGTCCGCTGTTCATTTTTCGCCATTGACTTTGCATAGTCAGCAGTTCCGGCCGTTACATTAACATGCAATCTTGATACGGTAGCCATTACTTCCTCATCCTATCTTCAACTCTGGCGATCATCTCGGCTTTCTCCCTTTCTTCTTCTTTGATTATTCCCAAAGCTATCCACTCGCTGTACTCTCTGGAGGTCATACGCCTCTGCAATTCACCAACTGGAGTGTGCATCATCTCAGCTAGATCAAACCAGTTCCTTCGATGCCCACTCCTTCTCAGTTTTTTTCAAGTTCTTTAACATCGGCATCTGTGATTCCACTCAACCTGCAAGCTATTTCAAAAAGCCGGTTTAAGGCACTCGCTGATTTGCTGCCCAGCTGCACTGCATCTTTTTCGCTAAACAATCTTTTGC